AGATGATATTAGCGATGAAGATGAAGACGAATATGTTACTGAATATGAACCAGAACAAGACGATTTAATTTAATAAAATTTCAAAGTGCTAGCAGCAATGTTAGCACTTTTTTACTGTTATAATGGTTGGAATAAATAGATAAATTCATTATATTATAGTATGATTGGTTATAAAAGTATATGGTATGGTAAAGAAGTTGAAGGACGCTTTACGGATATCGAAACATGTTTTATTGCAGACTTTTCTCCATTAGTTTATGGTACGAAGCGAATAAAACCTACTCCGCACATTTATATTTGCTCTCCAGCAACTGAACAATTGATTAATGACAGCAAAAGCAAAGATTTCAATTGGCAGAACATTTTCGACATGATATCAGACACTCAGTTTGTTTCAATTGAAGTAACTCCTGGTATGTTAGAAAAGATTCCACCAATGATCCGAATCCGAGCACATATCTTATTAATGTTGGATTGCAAAGATGCTGCATTGCTTAAACAAACAGATAGTATCAAAGTAGTATATGCAGATTATAAATTGTATTGCACAACCGTCCACAATATGCAATCAGTAAACCCAGATGATTATAAATTCGACCGCCATGAAGTATAGTGTAGTAGTAACATTTAGCATTGAGGGCTTTCACAATTGGCCTGCAGCAAAAGACATCTTTCCGGAAGTTGCATTCTTATCAGATAGACATCGTCATATGTTTGGATTTAGATGTTATGCACACGTAACTCATACGGACCGCGATGAAGAATTCATTTTGATGCAACGCAGATTGAAAAAACAATTAAGAACCAACTTTGGTGGTAACATATTAGAGTTTGGCTCAATGTCTTGCGAAATGATTGGAGAATGGTTATTAGAAAACAATGAAAATCTTTACAAAGTAGAAGTTTGGGAAGATTGGGAAAATGGTGCAGTAATTGAAAGATAGTATGAAAATATTTTTAGTAGATTTAGAATCAGTTCCGACACGATATACTTGTGAGTGGAAATGGCACGTGCCGGCATTGCTTCAAGACAATGGATTTGATGTAGAAGTCGTTGAAGGCGATTTAGACATTCCAACCGCAACGACTCCAGGTGCCTTTTTAAACTTTGGTGGTACTAACATGTATAAGGCTACACAAACACATCGTTTAGCAGAATTATTTACACGAGGTGCCATTAAGCAGGAGACCAAATCATATTCACAGATGCTTGGCACCCGGGTATCATCAATGTTAAATACATGAGTGAACTCCTAAATATACCTGTTGTAACGCACGGACTTTGGCACGCGGGTTCATATGACCCAAATGATTTTTTAGGTCGACTCGTTGGAGATAAACCATGGATACGTCATGCTGAACAAGCCTTTATTGGAGCATTTGACCACAATTGGTTAGCAACAGCAGCACATTTTGATTTAATGCGGCAAACATATGACATATTTCATAATCCAACTTTTGATAGAACGGGTTGGCCCATGGAATATACCGAATCAATGATTGCTCCGCGTCTTTGGGTCAAGAAAGAAAACATTGTTGTGTTTCCGCATCGTATTGCACCAGAAAAGCGTTTAGATTTATTTCAAAGGTTAGCACGTCATCCAGATTTGAAACATTATCAATTTTGCGTTGCCATGGAAATGAATTTAAGCAAAACGGAATATCATGAATTGCTTCAACGAGCACGCTTTGCAGTTTCATTTGCAGATCAAGAAACATTGGGCATTTCAATGTATGAGTCAGCTTGTGCAGGAGCATGTCCCGTAGTACCGAATAGATTATCATATGTGGAAATGTATGATCCGATGTTTAAACGAGCAGATTCAGTTGCAGAAGCAGCCCGGGCGATACTAGAATATGAACAACAAGAAATGGATGAACCAATAGCACAATTGGTTGCAAAATTACATAATAACTTTTTTTCAGCAACAAGATTAATTAATAAACTAAAGGAATACGATGAGCGAACAAAATAAACGTTTCATATATTTTCCTTCTTTATCTGCCGGATCAATGGTATCGGCATTTAAAAAGGATATGAAATTTGAAAGTGGCGATCCAGTAAAATTCTTTGATTCTCGGTATCCGGAGAAATGGAGACATCCATACTTTTTGATTACTGCAGGACATCATTACAAGAAAATGGATTTCCGTGATCAATTAGGATTAGAAAAAGATGTATTGGTATTTGGTGACTCCGGAGGATATCAGATTGCAACTGGGGCATTACCATATAGCAATGAATTACGAGAAAAGATTTTTCATTGGTTAGAAGCTAATAGTGATGTAGCCGCAAACCTAGATATACCACCTAAAACTAAATACAAGAACAAGTTTGCAGAATGTGCTGACATTAGTTTTGATAATTTTGCTTGGTTTGAAAAACATCAAAGCGGAAAGACAAAGTTCTTGAACATGTTGCAAGGATCAAATGCTGAAGAGTATACTTGGTGGTATCACAAATTTAAGCATTTCAATTTCCAAGGTTGGGCAATTGGAGGTCCGCAGAAGCTAGTAGATTTCATGTTTGCTTTGTCTTTGATGCTAAAAGAAAAAGAATTTGAAAATACGAACAATGAATATTTGCACTTGTTAGGTATTAGTAAAATATCAGATTTCTTTATCTTGGCAACAATGCAAAAATTAATGAACAAGCATTATGGCGGTAGAATTACAGTAACGACAGATTCTTCATCTCCAGGTCAATATCCCGTATTTGGAACATACCTGCATTCAACGAACTATAAGACACAAACCTTTTCGGAATTGTATTTTCCAAAGAATGCAGAATATCGACGACAAGCACATATTCGTCAAGGAAAATCCGGTGATGTAACGGGTATTGATATGAAACAACATGTCCCGTGCATGTTAGGATGTCCGGCTTGTGCTGATTTCACATATGAATTCTTAGGTGGCAAAACAGATGCTGGATTGGATCGTTATTCACAAGAAGCAATGCCACGAATGGTTGTTCACAATACACATTTATATGTAAGAGCGGCAGAAGAAATCAATCAGATGGTTGACAGTCATGTTGAATTATTAGAAACAGTCATTCCTAAAGATTTATATGATGTTATTCTATCACTTCATGAAATGTTTGCAGATCCAGATGCTGCACCAATGATTTATGAAAAATACATCAAAACATATAAAAAATTCGGAGGTGATTCAATATCAACAACCGATGCAGAAAACTTTAACAAATTCTTTAAATTTTAATTAGGATAAACATGGAAAAAAGCAAATTACAATCATTTATTAATCGTTATTATCTAGCTGGTAATTGCGAAGCAGTTAAACTCAAAGAAAATGAAACTGGTGTCGGTTGTGAATTAATTGACATAGATCAAACCGTAGTTGGTAAGATTCAATGGAAAACACAACCTTTCATGAAAGGTGAGTTAGGAATCAATCATACCGGAGCATTGAATAAAATGTTAGGTGCATTGGCAGAAAATATCACAGTTAATGTAAAAGATGCTGCAGGTAAAAATTATGCAATGGAAATTAGTGAAGGTAGCACCAAGGCAATGTTCATGTTAGCTGATACAACGGTGATACCGGCAGTTCCTTCAATCAATGCTGAACCTGAATATCAAATTCAAATTCCAGTAAATGAAGAATTCATTAGCAAGTTCATCAAAGCCAAGAATGCATTACCAGATGCTAAAAACTTTGCAGTTCAAGTAACAAATGGTGTTATCAAGTTCATCATCAATTATTCAACGGTTAATGCAGATAACATTTCATTTGAAGTAGGTAACACTCCTGGAGCAGATATGGATCCGGTATGTTTCTCAGCAGATAAATTGAAAGAGGTACTTGTTGCAAATCGTGGAGATGTAGGACAATTACATGTATCGCCAGATGGTTTATCTCGTATTGATTTCGTTGGTAATGATTTTGATTCTAGTTATTGGTTAGTAATGCTTCAGAATTGATTATGAAAGTAAACATAAAAAGATTACACCCAGATGCGTCTATCCCGGCATATTCAAAGCCGGGAGATGCCGGAATGGATTTAACGGCGATATCAGCCCACCAAGATGACCATGGCAATGTTGTTTATGGTACTGGTTTGGCTATTGAAATACCTGCAGGATTCGTTGGATTGATTTTTCCAAGATCATCAAACAGTAAAACAGATTTATATCTAACAAATCATGTAGGCGTTATTGATTCAGGATACCGAGGCGAAATCATGTTCAAATTCCGACCTAAATCAAGTTTATTGAATGCTAAGGTATATCAAATTGGAGATCGTGTAGGACAATTAATAATAATACCATATCCACAAGTAGAATTGACGGAAACTGAAGACTTAACAGAAACGGAAAGAGGACACGCTGGATTTGGTTCAACAGGTAAATGATGATACAAGGAAATACAGAAAATACATTGTGGGTTGAGTCGTTTAGACCTGACACATTGGAAGGATATATTGGAAATGAACATATCATTGAAAAAGTACGCATTTTTATTAACAACGGTGATGTTCCTCACTTATTATTCTACGGTTCGGCGGGAACCGGGAAGACCACGTTGGCGAAGATCATTGCCGGTAGTGTGGATGCCGATGTTATGTATATAAATGCATCAGATGAAAACTCGGTAGATGCTGTTCGAGACAAGATTAAACGATATGCATCGACAGTTGGATTTCGCAGATGGAAAATCATTATTTTGGATGAAGCTGATTATTTAACACCCAATGCTCAAGCTGCTCTTCGCAACCTAATGGAAACATATAGCAAAACAACACGTTTCATCTTAACATGTAACTATGTTGAAAAGATTATAGATCCAATTCAATCACGTTGTCAAACATTTGCAATCACACCTCCAGGTAAAACGGATGTTGCAAAGCGATTGGTAACAGTTTTGCAAGAAAAGCAAGTTCAATATGACATTAAAGACATTGCTGCAATAATCAATGCATCATATCCAGATGTCCGTCGAGCAATCAATGCAGCACAAGCATCAGTTGTTAACGGAGTATTGCAACTAGATAAAGCTTCTGCAATTCAAGCCAATTACATGACTGAGATTCTAGAAATGCTCAAGAATGCAAAAGACAAGAAGGCAACATTCACAAAAATACGTCAATGCATTGCAGATAGCAAGGTTAAAGATTTCACACCATTATATACATTTCTATATGATAATTTAGATGAATTTGCACATGGCCATGTTGCACCTTGCATTTTGATCATAGCAGAATCACAATTTAAAGACGCTAGCGTGGTTGACAAAGAAATCAACATAATGGCAATGTTTGTTAATTTATTAGGAGAAATATGAGTATACATGCAAAAGGCATTAATCCAACGGATATGCAACCCATTCAATGCAAAGAATGTGACGGAATGTATTTTCGTCAAGTAATGGCAATCAACAAAGTTTCAAAGTTCTTAACGGGAGCTGATAAAGACACCATGGTTCCAATACCAGTATTTAGATGTGATGATTGCGGATGCATTCCAGAAGAGTTCCAACCAATTAAAACAAAACTTAAATAAATGTCCGTACAGTATCATAAAAGTACAGTAACTATTGTGTTTAAGACTTCGAATCGGAGCAATGCAAAGACGAAGATCAAAACATTTCGCAATAAATCTGTAGATGATATTTTAGATGCTAAACGCATAATCGGAATACCAGATACTGCAGTTATATTAGAAATAGGATTAGGTAAAGAATTAGAACAACAATATCGTAACAAATATAAACTATAATACATGTCAGAAGAAAAACGTAAAGCAGCTTCAATGTTTGATTTTATTGATGGAGTAACTCACAAGAAAAAGGAGTGGTCTCGCTGGTCAGAAACAGATCAAAAATCATTTAGTCCGTTCATGATGAATCGATTCTTATCAATGCGCATGGAATTGACAGAATTAGTTAATGAATTTCAAACATATACAATTGGGTTATTACGGCCACAAGAAACATATCGTTTATATTTTGAATTGTTACCTAACAACAAAGCATTTGCTAAATATATAAAAGGCAAATCAGAAGATAAGTATGAAAAGGCACTAGTTGAACAAATTGCCGAACATTATCAAGTATCCAAATCAGAAGCTGCAGATTACATAGATTTAATGGATAAAACTCAATGCGAACGCATACTTACAATGTACGGATATAGCGATGGAGAAAAAAAGAAATTATTGAAAGGCATAAAATGATACCAGACGATGAAGTACGAATCATACCAATTACGGATAGTATTGTAGATTCAATTATAGATAAATTCATACACCGTTCAGTAATTGGTAAAGCAAAATATGGAACTGATATGGATCGAACAGACCTTTCACTTAAAGAATGGTTACAACATAGCATTGAAGAAAAATTAGATGACATTCTTTATATGCAGCGTGCATTAAAAGAACTAGAAAGGTTGGAATCTGGCAAGTAATTTCATATAATAAAGAAAAAAGATGAAAAAATTATTTGTAATTGCAATTGCCTCATTAACATTTACATCGTGCACTGAAAATTATTCTAATGGTGAACGTATTGGTATGATTACCAAGTTTTCTAAAAAAGGATTAGTATACGATTCTTGGGAAGGAACTCTTAACACTACGCAAACTGGTATGAATTCAGCTCAACCATTTGAATTTTCAGTGGATAATGATATAAATGATCCAGTAACTATTAGTCAATTAGATTCGGCTGCTACTTATGGTTGGAAAGTGAAGATTAAATATCACGAAACATTTGGAAAGAATTGGTTTAGTAACCGAGGAGAAACCAATTACTTTGTTAATGAAGTACAAGTATTAGATAAGGATCCAATTGGCAACATGTTTAATACTACAAACCAATCTGGCGGCAAAGTTGTCGATACCATATACGTCGTAATTGACAAGTCTCAATTGAAATAAAAAGTTTTAAAGGTGCTAGCAGCAATGTTAGCACTTTTTTACTGTTTGGTTGGTTTATAATAATAATTTTCATATAATATAGTA